AAAACAGAAATGCGAAATCAAATATTGATGTAAGATATGTATTTGCCCCTAAGCAGAGGGTAATGTATGATATAGTAAACAAAGCACAAAATATAACGCTACCAGTTGTTGCTATAAATCTTGATAGTATTTCTAGAGACGAGTCAAGAGTCTTTAATAAGTTAAATGCAGCTTTGATACCAGCAACAGAAAGTGAATATTCTAAAAGCTCTTCTAAATTTTTAATGCCTGTACCAGTAAATTTAGAAGTAAGTATGTCCATACTTGCTAGATATATGCAAGATGTTGATCAAATAATCTCTAATTTTGTACCTTACAATAACCCTTATATTATTTTAACTTGGAAGGTGCCTGAAGAATATGGTGCTAGTTATGATCAAGAAATACGAAGTGAAGTATTATGGAGTGGTAGTTTAAATTATTCTACACCTACTGATACTACATTTTCGGAAAAATTTAGAATTACTGTTGATACATCTTTTACTATAAAGGGGTGGTTATTCCCGGAAGAAAAAGAAAACGTTGGCAACATCTATAAGATTGATAATAACTTTATTGCAGTAGATTTACAAAATAGAATCTTCTCTCCACTTGATCAGCAAATATCAAATAAAACATATACGGAGCAAGGTTATGGTGCTCTATCTGGTTACGATAGTACAGTACCTACTAATTATTCTGAAACTATTACAGTTTCAGGTATACCAGAATTTACAAATATATTTTATACTACTTCTGGTGTTTTCGAGCAATTAAGAAGTACGACTAATGTTATAAGTTCTCAAACTAACAACTTTTTATTATATGGTAAAGCTTTAGATTATAGTAACTCATTATATATTAGTGCTAATAAACTTGACTTCTTTACTGATTATCAACAAATAACTTCTGCTAAATTAGATACAATTAGTGCTTACAAATTAGATGATAGTTTATATAATATTGCTACAGATAATTTAGTTAGTATTTCTTTACCTACATCCACATTAAGTGGTTCAGGTAAATTTACTTTTGTTACTGCTAATGAAGCAGGTTGGGCTTCTTCTTATCAAGCTGCTAGCTCTATCCTTAACTTAGAATAAATATATACAATGGCGGATTCATCAACAACTAACTCTCAAAATCGTTCCTACGTAACGAACGATGGACGAGCATCAACTTTTGGAAGAAACCTAGTCCAATATATTCAAAATAGATTGCCTTACTCTAATATAGAACCAGAAGGCGATCAGCTTAATCCTAAGTATAATATATTTAAAAAGACTGGAATGAAGAGAGCAGAGGCATTAGCGAAAGCTTCAGTTTCTTCTTCTAATCCATACAATAATATACCTATTGGAGATTTTGCGAAAGATTCTTCTTTTGGTGATGTAATGTATGCTAACATTCAAGAAGATAAGGGTGGTAGATTAAGAGACTATAGAATTATAGCTGCTTATTCTGAGGTTGCTGATGCTCTAGATGAAATTTGCGATGAAACTATTAATCCAGATGAAAGCGGATATACTGCGAAGTTACATTTAAAAGAAATAGACTTAACAGTAGAAGAAAAATCTGAACTTGATAAGCAATTTCATAGATATATAGAATATTATGACCTTAAAAATAGAGGCTGGCAATATTTTAGACAGCTTTTAGTTGAAGGTGAATTATTCTTTGAGCAAATTATTCATGAAGGATTTGTAGAAGATGGTATTTTAGGGGTAATTAACTTACCTGCTGAAATTATAGACCCTGTATATAATAATATACAGAATATGCTCATTAAGGGATATATTTATAGAAAGCCAATATACAGTCCTGAAAATCCTAAAAAGATAGAAAAGATTGAATTTATTCCAATGGATCAAAACCAGATTACTTATATTAATTCTGGTGTATATAACGAAACTAAAGACTTTTGCATACCCTTTTTAGAAAATGCTAGACGCCCTTATAGGCAGTTATCTTTAATTGAAGACGCTATAGTAATTTACAGATTGGTAAGAGCTCCAGAAAGACTAGTCTTTAATGTAGATGTAGGTAATATGGCTCCACCTAAAGCTGAAGCTTACTTAAAGAAACTTATTCAAAATTATTGGTCTAAAAAAACTTTCGATCTCGATCAAGATAATGTTGTTAAGAAATTTAACCCTCAATCTATGCTTGATGCATTCTGGTTTGCTAAGAGACAGGGTTCAGAAGGCACTTCTGTAAGTCAGTTAGCTGGAGGTCAAAATTTAGGCGAGCTTTCAGATCTAATGTACTTTATTAAGAAGCTATACAGAGCTCTTAAAGTACCTTCAACTAGACTGGATCCTAATGATCAAGCTTCTGCAGATGGTTCTACTATATTAAGAGAAGAGCTTAAGTTTGCTAGATTTGTAATGAGACAGCAGCAGAGATTCGCTGCAGGATTGAAGAAAGGATTTATTACTCATTTAACATTAATGGGTATATTTAAAAAATTAGATCTTACTGAACAAAATGTTGAGATTGAGTTTAACGTACCTACTAATTTTTATGAGTTAAGAGAAAATCAGAGACTTGAATTAAAAGCAGGTAACTTTAATAACTTAGCTTCTTCAGAATTTGTTTCTGCTACTTACGCTCAAAAGAAATATCTTGGATGGAAAGATAAAGATATTCTTGCTAATAGAGAATTTCTTAGAAAAGATGCTGAATTGCAGTGGGAGTTATCTCAAATTCAAGCAGCAGGTCCTAGTTGGAAAGAACAGGCAGTTGTAGGAGAATTAGCTGGTGGTGAAGCTGCTGTAGGTGGTGAAGGCGGTGGTGTAGCTGGAGGCGGTGACGCAGGTGGTATACCTGAGTTTGGAGGAGGACCCGCTGATACGGGAGCTGATGTTCCAGTAGATACGGAAGCGGCTCCTGAAGCTGATGAACCTACAGCTGAAGTTTAATTATCTAATAGGATTAGAGCTAAAGAACTGAGTTCTATAATATATGGCACCAGTTGATGCAGCTTTTGCGGATACCTGGTTAACATTTGTTAATCCTCTTAAAGTAAATGTTGCACCGTCTGCTATTGTAAGACCATTTCCGCTTCCAAAGTAATCATTATCAAATAGAGTAAGCAAGCCACCTGTAGAATTTATTATAATTACTTCAGAGCATAATTGTCCTAAAAAAGGAGCTGCATCATCTGCACCTGAGAGTCTAGTTAAAGAGGTTCCAATCACCTTTCCGAATGATCTACACTCATTATTATTGAAATACTGATTTCCGCTATTAGTTGTTGGAGCTTCTGGCATATTATTATTTATGCTAGAATAAATAATTTTATGGCACTTGCATGTACTATTCAGCCTCTTTCAGCATTTCTATCGACTAATTTAAATTCAAAAATTGAAACTTATGATAATTTAGGAGATAGAATAAAAAGATCTTTAGGTTATCCTTTAGTTAGTTTAGAAATTCATACAGATCAACTTAGAGAAAATATTCAAATAGCAGTTGAATATTTTACAAAATATGCAGGATTTACTAGAGAGTTTTTAATTTTTGACTCTGACATGTATGAGAAAAATAAAGGTATTCGTTTAGATTTACTATATACATTAGCCAATACAAATTTAACTACTAATGCGAGAAAAGTAGCAGGTACTAACCCTCTTGGTCCTGGACCGGAATTTATAGGCTCAACACCGGAATCAGTATTTGTTAGCACGTCTACAATTTTATCAGGTAATTTTGTTAATAGTAAGTTTCCTGTCTTTACGGGTGATACTTCAGTACTATCAGGTTCACTTTCAGCTACGTTTACTACTTTAACTGGAGGTCAAAACGGTATTCAACAATTTGAATTATTTGATCATTCATTAGTATCTTCTATTACTTCATTACAAGATACTGACGGGTCTTTATTAGGTCAATCATTAACAGGATTATTTACAAAAACACCTCGTCAAACCTTGACAATACAAGGATCAGCTTCTGAAGCTACAAGTTATCAAAACGTTTTTGACTATGATATAATGGATTACAGGAAAGTAGTAGATGTTGTTGATTTTGAAGAAGGGTCTACGACTGGTATTAATACATTATTCACATTAGAACAAACTCTAGCGCAGCAAACGTACTTTAGCTACGCGATGGGTAATTATGGGTTTGATCTAATTTCATGGTATACGCTTAAAGAATTTATAGATACAAGAGAGAAAATGTTGGCTATAAAAAGAGATGTATCATTTAATCCAAGAACCCAATATATGACTATGTACCCGCAACCGGGTAGTGATAAATTTTATGGAGTTGTATCATGTTATATTGAAAAACCAATTAGAAGTGTTATAATGGAGCAATGGATTTACGAATACGCATTAGCTTTATCAATGATTACTATAGGTAGAGTTAGAGGTAAGTTCGGGTCGGTTA